GAGTAGCCTTTGAAGTCTCTTACCTCAGAGACCTTGAAGCGGTAGAACCTTGGAACAAGAACATGAACTACGGTAGCCTGATCCAAGCAGGCATTGAGGGATACATCAAGACCCGTCAACCTCGCGGTGCTGCTAAGTTCATTCAAACTGAATTTGAGAAGCAGACTGCGAAGTACGACGATCATGATGAAATTAGTTGGTGGGCTGGTCTTGCCCAACATCAGGTCACGACGTGGATCTCATTGTATGGTGCTGACTTGGATCTGTTCCACGTAGACAAGTCAGAATGCCAGCACAAGATCCAACTCACGTTACCGTCAGGTCGATCACTCCTGCTCAACGGGTTTATCGACGGTGAAGGTGACTCAGTCATCATGGAAAACAAATGCCGTGGAGAATGGAGTGAAGATGACATTGCTCGCGAGATTGATCGCAACCTTCAGATCAACATGTACCAGCTTCTCTACAAGGCTTCGTACGGCTATCTTCCAGAAAGGATCTGGTACCAACACATCAGGCGTCCCGGTGGCTTCGGCTACAGGGGACCAAGACAGAAGTCCAAGGAAACCCGAGAAGAGTTCAGGTTGCGACTTGCAGAAGCAATCGACACGGATCGTGATTACCACTTCTTCAGATATTGGATCAGACCTGACGAAGAACGATTCGAAAGGTTCATGCACGGGTGCCTGTACCCGATGCTCGAAGCGTTCTTAGACTGGTATACGTACATGACGCACCCTAACCGAAAGGATGAGATCAACCGCTTTCATTGGGCAACACCTTACGGACTCTACAACCCCTTTATGGAAGGCACTCAGGAACGCTTCCGCAACTTCAGACTTACTGGATCAACCCTCGGCCTTAGACCAAAAGTATCATACCGATGAACACACCCCAACGTCCGATCAAACGACAACCCGTACCACCAACCAACCGACCTGCTATCACTGCTTCTTCTCAGAACATCTTTGAAGACCTGATTGAAGCCAAGCCTCAGCATGGTCGATTCCTGATGCTCTACAGTCCTCCCGGAATGGGTAAGACGACATTGGCTGCTCAGTTTCCAGCACCAATGTTTATTACCACCAGCGGAGAACAGGGCATCTACCTGTACAAGGAACGAAACCTTGTACCTGCCGATATCCCTATCATTCAGTTGGAACCACTCGCACCTCACGATGAGATCCCTGCTGGTGGTCATCCCGGATACCTGCGTTGCATGGCAGCGATGCAGCGTTTCCGTGATGGTAAGCATGATCGTCAGACACTGGTCATCGACAGTACCTCTGGTCTGCAGGACATCTGCTACCAGCACTGTGCTTCTATGCTGTTTGACAGCGATATGGACAGCAAGGACTTCACAGCTTACTACGCTGGCTATACGAAAGCTGCTGAAGCATTCTGGTCTTCAGAACTCCTCAAGACCATGCTGGAGATCGTAGCCAAGGGTTACAACGTCGTACTGATTGCTCACTCGACGTTCAAGCCTGTCAACAACCCGAATGGTCCTGACTACGATCAGTATCGTCCAGAGCTTGATAAGAACATCTGGAAGTACACGTCCAAGGATCTTCACGGTGTCTTCTTCATGGGTCAGGAGATCCTTGTCTCTATCGACCAGAAAACCAAGAAGAAGAACACTGTTGGTGAACGTCGATTCATCGGACTGTCACCCACGACTTATTACACAGCTAAGTCATGGTGTACCCCGGAAGGGATGACTGAAATCGACTGTGGAGAATCAGCTAAGGAAACATGGAGTAAACTCAAAGAAGCGTTAGGTATGTAAAGTCAGTGTCAATTTGTTCCATCTCCATTACAAGAAAGAACCTCAAATGGCCCAGGAAGTAACCTCCCTCGCAGCACTCATGAAATCCAATGCTCGATTGAAGAAGCATGTGGAAGTCGCTAAGAAGACTACACCTCAGCAGGACTACGCTGGTCCTCCGGGTGAAGTCATCACCAAGTTCAGTCGCAACAACATTATCACCAAAGACGGCAACACGTACTTCATCCTTGACTTCAAGGTGGACGGCACTGTTGCTGGTCAGGAGCAGTACAACGGTCATCGTATCGGCATCCTGCACGGACTGAACGACAGCCCGTACCGTACTGCTGAGCAGGGTCTGGACAACCTGATGTGCGATCTCCAGTTGATGGGCATCGACACGAAGGACTTGTCCCTCGACCAGATCGACGCTGCTATCAAGTCCACAGTCGGTAAGGACATCATGATCCGAGTCGTCAGACGTAAGGACGGCAAGGGCAACAACTTCTACGTCGGTGGACTGGCTGCTGAAGCAGACGATCAGGACTTCTCTTCACCAGAAGATACTGAAGGTGACTCAGCAGACTCAGACGACACTACAGATGAATGGTCAGAAGAACTCGACGAAGCTGCAGCCGAAGAAGCAGACGATACTGCAGATGCTGCTGAAGGAGAATTCGCTCCGTCTGACTGGATTGGCTTTGAAGTCGATTACAAGCCAGCGAAGTCGCCCAAAGCCTTGAGCTTCAAAGTCATTGCTGCTGACGACGATGCTGGAACTGTGACCCTTGAACGTGACGGCAAGAAGGTCAAAGCCAACTTCGCTGATCTGATCCTTCCATAACTGTTACTCCCATAGTCTTCCTCTTAGCCCGCCTAACCAGCGGGCTTCTTTTTCGGATACGAGTATGATTGCAGTGGATTCAGAATGTTCAGGTCTATTTCTGCAAAATGGCTCAACCTGCTTTTCAATTGGAGTTTATGATGGAACCGTATTCAAACACTCAACTACTGACATTGATCCAAGAACTCGTTACCGAACTAAAGAGCATCCGAAGTCTCTTAGACGTACTTTCGACAACGCCAACCTCATCGTCTTCCATAATTCGGGATTCGATCTCAAAGCCCTCTGTGAATCAGGAATCTACGACTGGAACGAACCAGCAGAAGAGTCGTTCTGGAAAAAGATAGTTGATACCACCACCCTCGCTCACCTCTACTGCTCGACCGATGAACTTAGCCTGGACTTCCTCACTCAGAAATACTTGCAGCGAGGCTACCCCGAAGACAAGGAGTTAATCAGTGTTGTCGACAAATGCCGAAGACTCACAAGGACCGAACGATTCAAAGCAGTCTACGGAGACTGGCTCATCGCATCGGCTGAGGGATCTCATCCATCCTTCCTTCCTTGTGGAAAGAATAACAAATGGAACCGAATGGACTTCTGGCTACCAGCAGCCATACGAAAACACATCCCTGCAGCTTTCCGACCCGGTCTTAGTGATTCAGTCCTTAGCTCAGTCATGCTGCGATATCTGAAGGCTGACTGTGTCAACACCTTTGAACTGGCTGAGTTCTACTTCCACCAACTCCTCGAACGTCACGGAGATCAAGTCACTGAACTACTCAACATCAATCGTCAGGTTGAACACATCGTATGGAAGATGGAGACACATGGATTATGGGTACGACCAACTGAACTGAAGGATGCACAGGAAGCCTGTCACAAGTACATTGGTATTCTCTCTCAGAAAGTCACCGAGCTTTCAGGCATCGAAGACATCACTGACACCAAACTACGTAAACTGTTCTTTCAGGATTGGGGCTTCGAACCTGTTACTCTCACCAAGACCGGCAACAACTCAGTCGATGCCAAGTGTATCCTCAAGCTACACGAACTGGCACAACCCGGAACCAAGCAGCATCAATTCCTTGGCTGCTATCTGAGCCTGAAGAAGTATGAGAAGAAGCTAACCTCGTTACAGTCATACGAACGATCAAGGAGTACCAGTGGATACGTTCATCCATCCTTTAACATTACAGGGACAAAGACCACTCGATTCAGCAGTAAGAATCCTAATGCTCAGAACATTACCAAGGCCGGTAATCCCTATGAAGACGACGCACCTGATATCGCTAGTTGGTTACGTGCTTCACCTTCCATGAGATCCTGTTTTGGTCCACCTCCCGATAAGTGGTGGGTGACAGCAGACTACTCTCAATTGCAACTCAGAATCTTTGCCAAGATCACTAACGAACAGGAGATGATGGATGCCTTCGATAGAGGCTGGGACGCTCACGATTTCGTTGCACGCAAGATATTCGATGTCCCGTCCTCCGAGACACCTACGAAGGCCCAACGACGTGTGGCTAAGAATGTCAATTTTGGGTTCGTATTCGGAGCCTCTCCAAGAAAGATTGAATCCACTGCCGGTATCCCGGGTTTGTGGGATACGGTCACAACTCTATTCCCCCACGCACACGAATTCATCGAAGCAACCAAAGCGACGATCAACGAAGTCGGTTACGTCGAAACCTTGGGTTCATATCCTCT